CCCCCCTCAGAAATTCGGCTAAAAATAAAAAGGGGTCATCAAAACCCGGCCCGGCATCCAAGGTTGACGAACAGGCTACCCCGGCAGGATTCGCGGAAGGTGTGCTCAGGCTAAAGCTGTACCCCTGGCAAAAGGAGGTCATGAATAACCTGGCCCCGATCTATAGCCGGGTGGCGCTAGTAGCTGCCAACGGTTCCGGCAAGACGTCGAACGTAATCGCCCCGGCCCTGGTCTGGCACATGGTATGCTTTGAGGAGTCTTTGTCGGTCGTTACCGCATCAGTCTATCGCCAGGTCGAATCCGTGCTCTGGCCGGCGATTAAAGCCCTTCTAAGGCCCTTTGGGGACATGGTTGAGGTCACCAGTGGGGAAATCCGCTTCAAGCATGCCTCGGGGCGTATAAGCCGAATTTTGGGGTTTACGGCGGGTAATGACAACGAGTCTGCTGGCCGGGCGGAGGGTTTTCACGCTGCGAACCATGAAAGCGCCCCCCTTCTGTACGTTGTCGACGAGGCCAAGACCGTCCAGGACCCGATCTATGTTTCAGTGTTTCGATGCCAACCAACCCGCCTCCTGGTCGCCAGTTCGCCGGGGGCCCCGGTGGGTCAGTTCTACCGATGTTTTACAAAGGAGGCAGATCTGTGGAAAAAGACCCGGGCAACTGCCTGGGACTGTCCACACATTAGCCCTTTGTACATACAGGAGATCCAGCAACGATATGGGGTCAACTCGCCCTTCACTCAGTCCATGCTCAAGGCTGAATTCATGGACCTGGGCGAGGAGCGCCTGGTAGTGAGCCTTGCCAGCTACGACAACTGCATAGACAACCCCCCGATCCAGAACGGCAACGACCGGGCGGCTGGGATCGACTTCTCCGCGGGTGGCGACGAGAACGTGATCGCGATCCGGGAAGGGAACCGAATCCTTCCGCTGATTACCTGGCGCGAAAGGGATACAATGGCTACGGTTGGACGGATCATCATGGAGCTAAAGAAGGCCGGGATTAGGCCGGAACAAGTATTCGCCGACGCCGGCGGACTTGGTCTGCCTATGTGCGATGCTCTTGCCGAAGCTGGGTGGGAGGTCAATCGAATTAACTTTGGTGGCAACGCTAGGGACAACGACGCGTACCAGAACAAGGGTTCCGAAATGTGGCACAGGCTTGCCCGGAAGATCGACACTTGCGACATTATCCTGCCAGAGGACGACGTTCTCAAAAGCCAGCTTGTGACCAGGAGAGCTCAGGCTACATCCCGGGGGAAGCTGGGGCTGGAATCAAAAGACGCTATGCGGTCGAGGGGCGTCGCCTCGCCCGACAGGGCCGACGCTGTTGCAATGGCATGCGACAACTGTGGACTTGCCTACGACTTGACAATGGCCTACACGCGTCCATCTTTGATCGAACTAATGAAACAGGCGTCCGCGGACACCGAAATGTCCGGATGGGACGCCGGGGGATAAAGGGGGAATAAAACATGAACTGGAAAACAACTGCAACTGGAGTTTTGTCAATCGTAGTAGCTGTGGCTGGAGCCGCGGTAGAATTTTTGAAGACAGGCAAAGTGCCTGAGCTCGGAACACTCATCGCCGCGATCATCGCCGGGATCGGACTGATCAAGGCCGCCGACGCCAAATAAGATTTTGTGTTTTCGTGGATCGGCGCGCTCATCGAATTGCTCAAGGCAATTGTCGGATTGTTCCCCGGGGAACGTGAGCGCAATGAGTCTGCTGCAAAGAAAGAGTGGTCTGACGCTCGCGGTCGCATCGATGCTTCTTTCGGTAGTAGTGCTTGGTGGATGCGCGACCGTAAGCCCAGTAGTGAGGACGTCGGGGAACGCGGACAGACTGATCAACGACCCAAGGTTTGACGAGGTCACAAGGTCAACACCAAATGTTCAATCCTGGGCCCACGACGCGGTACACACGATAAACGATTTGGAATACGAAATTAGGACAAGGAACAATGGAACCAATCAATAACGAAATTCACGGACGGATTCTTCGGGATCTGAAGAATCGCGCAACATGGGACGCTCGGCAGAGGCAGTTCTATGAGATGCGAACGTTTGGAATGCGTCGCAAGATTAAGCCATGGCCTACCGCGGCAGACATGCACGTCGCACTGATTGATCGCATTATTGAAAGACTCAAACCCAACTACGTCAACTCAGCCCTGGGTAACGACGTCGTCGCCGGATTTGTCCCAATGCGTCAGCAGTTGGCTCCACTCACCGTCACGGCAGAACGCTACTTTGACTACAAGATCCGGGAGCGTACCGCATTCCAATTTGAGATCGTCAGGCTAATCGACGACATGCTTTTATTCGGTCGTTCTGTGCTCAAATCAATTTGGGACGAGGGCAAGAAGGAGATCATTTTCCAGGCAATCGATCCGACCAGGTTCATTGTGCCCGACCAGACTGTTGCCCTGGACGACGCCGACTACCTCTGCCATGTCATGGTCTTGTCGGTTGACCAGTACAAACGCGTAGCGGCCTATAACCAGGACGAAGATTTTATCAAGAGGATTGCCGGTCGAGGCACCAAGTTTGAAGGCATCAATACCGAAAAAGAACAAGCCGTTTACCAACGTGAGGGCATCACCTACGACTCTCGTCCGGACCGGATCATCCTTTGGGAGATTTACACTCGCAACGAGGACGACGAGTGGAATGTAAACACCTACTCGCCCCTAGCGACCATGGAGCCTGTCCGGGAAGACTTCGTCCTGCCCTACAAGCATGGTCAGTGCCCATTCACAGAATTTAGCTACGAATTGACCAACGGAGGATTCTATTCGTCACGCGGGGTCGCCGAGATCCTGGCCGCAAACGAGATGACCCTGGCGAAGCTGAAGAACTCCATGCTCGACTTTTTGGAACTGGCAAACCGTCCGCTGTTCCAGGCCGACAATCCAATTTCGTTGAACATGGCAAATCTGAAAATGCAGCCTGGGCAGATTCTGCCACAGGGCATCAAGCCTGTTCAGATGACGACTCCTCCGATGGACTTCATGCGCGTTATGTACGACGAACGCGCGGAGGCAGAGCAGAGAGTTGGGACAATTGATTTCGGAGTCGGCAACAATCCCTCGGAGCCCGGTAGCTCCAGAAAAACAGCAACTGAAATTCAAGCGTTGGTGAACACCGGGTCCGCGGGTGCCGATTTACGAAATCGCCTTTTCCGAATGTCGCTAGGTCGCCTATTCCGTCAGTGCTGGTCGATCTATCTGCAGTACGACAAGAAGGACCTCAACTTCCGCTACGCTGAAGATACCGGCACCGTTCCTCCGGAAGCACTGCACGAACAGTATTCGATCATGCCCAAGGGCGGGTACGATTTCCAGACTCGCCAGTTCCAATTGCAAAAGGCAGTAGCCCGAATGCAACTCCTTGGTCAGTCTCCTTTCATCAACCAGGCCGAGTTGGTCAAGTCTGTACTCGAGCTTGATGACCCAAGTTTGGTACGTCGCCTAGTCCAAGATCCAATGATGAACCAGCAGGAGCAGAGAGAAGAACAGGCGAAGGAACTCGCCGCGATGATGACGACCGCGTTCCCGATTTCCATCAAGCCGACCGACGATCACAAGGCCCACCTGGAGGTGATCTTCGACTTCCAACAGGCTTCAGAAAAAGGATTCCGACAGATCGACCAGGCAACAGCCCAGGCGATTGGTCAGCACTTGAACCAGCACTTACAGGCGCTGGAACAAATCGATCCGAACACTGCCCGGGCGATTACTGCCGAGCTCAAGAAAATGGACAAGGCAAAGATGAGACAGCAGGAGCAGTTAATGGGGGCCCAGGGTCAGTTGCCTCCTCCAGAAATGGCTGGACAAGTTCCTCCCGAGATGGCACAACCGATGGTGTGAGCGAACCGGCGAAGATATTCAACATTAACCTTTCAAAGGATTTAGACGACCCTGTTAAGATAGTTTTAGATTACTCAAAGACGAGCCAGAAATACATTGGTTCGCACCTAGAAAAGGGCATTGCATACGAGGGCGAACTGTTTGCGTTAATTCTTAGGAAGCTAAAGCGCGGAGATACGTTTATTGATATTGGAGCCCACGTCGGATTCTTCAGCATGATCGCAGCGAAGTTGGTTGGAGAGGATGGGGAAGTTTACTCCTTTGAGATGAACCCAGACAACTATACCATGCTAGTAATGAATGCCGGATTAAATAATTTTAGAAACATAAGGCCGCACAATTGGGCAATCTCAAACGACTCTGGCCCTGTGCAGTTTTGGCTTAACCAGGATAACGACGGTGGTCACTCTCTATGGGATTGTGGCAAGCATAGCTTCAACGAAAAGAGCAGACTATCCCCACAGAAGGTTGTGTCGTATTCTATTGCGCTAGATCATTACGACTCATTCAGAAGGGTGGATTTTATTAAGATGGACATTGAGGGGGCCGAGGTCCTGGGGCTGAACGGAATGATTGATCTGCTTAAAAAAAACATGCCAATTGTAGCGCTCGAAATAAATAATTTTGGGTTGGCCCAAATGGGGCATAGCTACCGCGACGTTCGGGAGGTTATGGAAAAGATTGGGTACAGATGTTGGTTGATTGAGGATCAGGAGCCAAAAGAACTAACAATGGACGAAGAGCCCAAGTTTGAGAATGTATACAACTTGTGTTTTTCGACGGAAAGCATTACATGACAAGACTAAGAGCAATATTAAACTTTATTCGATTTACTAAGTGGGTCGACGAGCCGGAATGGACCGGGGACGACGCCAGGGCGCTTGGTAGTTTTATGAGATCAGAGCATGGGGTACGGTTCGCCGCGGTGCTCAGAAACATGACTATTAGACAAGATTCTAGCGCTGTTCAAAAAGGTAGCTTGACAGCATGTGGATTTGCAATAGGCTTCCGATCTGCAGTGGCTGTTATCGATTCCCTTGGAATTGATGCCACTCATCCCGCGGGAGGGGCAGACGACTAGAGGTTGCCCGCGGAGTACATAGACTAGTCACAATCCCGCCCGGGATCGTTAACCATTCCGGGGCTGGAGTAAAGGGGTTAGCATGGGTGATGGAATAGAACTGACCGAGGAATCGTTACGAAGAGCGGCCATGATCGAGGATGGGATTATCCCTCCAGACAGAGTGGAAGCGAAAACGGAAGCGGAGCCAACGTCGGAACCAGTGGAGAAGACCGAGTCGAATCCCACGTCGACAACAGAACCCGCAACAGAAAATTCGCCTTCCCCGGCCAAAGTCGGGGACAAAAAAGGTGATAGTTCTTTAACAACGACAGAGTCTGAGAGTCCGGTTGAGTCATCCGACAAGGCCAAGGAACCGAGCAAGTACGAGAAGCTGAAGAATCGCCAGCAGAAAGAATGGGAAGCCATTCAGCAAGCAAAGGCGGAATCTAAGGCTGAAAAGGAACGCTTGGAAAACGAGCGCCAGGAATTCCTGCGCGAGCGTGAACAGGCACGGAAGATCGACCAAGAGAGACCGACAGGCAAGTTTGATGCGACCGACTACCGGAACGCTGCGAAGCAGTTTCGAGAAGAAGGCCGAGAAGACCTTGCCGAGCAAGCCGAAAAGAAGGCGACAGAAGTCGAGCGATACGAACTAAAGCAACACGAACAGAAGGTCAGAGAGCACGGAGAGAAAGCCTGGAACGACAATCTCTCCAAAATGGCAGACAAGCATCCAGAACTGAAGGACGCAGAGTCTCCATTGCATAAGAAGGTTTCGGAGTTGCTAAAGA